GATATTGCCACCCGTTGCGGATGCTGAACCCGTAACGCTAACCGCACGGGCAATAAGTGCCTGTGGGTTCCACAAGTAAACCGACGAAGGCTGACCAAGTAAGCCGAACGGTTGCGCTAATGCAATCGTTCCAGTTGCCTGTGCAGTCATCGTGGTCGACGAAGCGGTGTCATCACCTTGAACAGTGTAAGTGCCAGCGCCACCAGCAGGGCCAGTGAGTTGGTTTACAATGGTCGTTCCAGTGTTAACGCCCGTACCAGTGATAGTCATTCCAACAGTAATCGTACCCGTGAGGGACGAAACTGTAAGAATGCTGCTGGCGATCACACCCGTGAAGGATGCAAAGCCATCAACCATCAACAAACCCGTAACCGATGCGCCCGTGTTATAATTGGTGCAAGTATTACCAACCGAAACACCAGTGCTGGTAGAGTTTGTCGAAACGAGGGTCATTGCCGTGCCAGATACTACGTTAGCAGCCGCCGCAATTGCAGCAGTACCAAGAGTATATGGAGCGTAGTTTAACGTCATTGCATCCGACGTACCAAAACCAGCAGTGAAAGCACCGGAGGCTTGGCCGGGGGTGTAAATGAAGTTAGAGCGTGGGTCGAGTCGACCAACTCCGCCCCAAAAGAGGGACGGAGCAATTTCAGCATTGTAATCAGCGAACGGCGCTTGGCCGTACGAAATTACAGGACCGGAGAGAGCAGTAATAGACATGATGCCTTCTCCTTTTGATTACGACGTTGGGAACGAGCCGAAGATCGAACGCCAGTTATAGTAACCGAACGAGTAACGCTCATAGCCCTTCACAAGAAGGTTGTCCGTCACAAAATCGACTTGCATATCAGATTCGAACTTAATACGTTCCATGTATGCAAGACCGTCGATGTTGGTCAACAAGAACCAAGCATACGCTGAGGTCAAGAAGTCGTTCACGATGTAGCCTTCTGGCAAGCCGCCAGCCGTGCTGAGAATCGCATTGACGTCGTTGTCGGCAGAACCCGGACGCAATTCAGTCTTTGTGAGACGGATTGCAACTGGCTCTAACTGTGGTGGAACAACCAACTTACGGCCACGAGCGAAGACCTTGAGGCCAGCCTGATCGCGGAAGTTCGTACGGATGTTGATCATACCGTTCAGGAGCGAAGATTCGTTTAAATCCTGCTGTACTGAGAAGGTGTTAGCAACCGTGCCGCCGTCAATTGGATGCGCCGTGGAGCAGAGTGCTACGCCGTCGCCGCCAACATAGGAGTTGTACGTCTGTGCCGTGTTGAACACGTTCGCGCCGTAGATTTCCTTGGTCTGTTGAAACGATTCAATCAGGCCGAGGTTCGAAGGCATGAACTGGGTCTTGTAGAGGTTGTCGTCGATAGCCTTACGGGTGATCGCGTAGCCGAGTGCGATTTCCGTATGCTCTTGGTTGTAAACGAAACGCTCACCAGCGCCCGAATCGAACGACGTCTGACCACCTTCGGTCTTCAGTTGTGCCAAGCCGAGGTAACGCATTTCAGCGGTACGTTCGAGGGCCATCTTCGATTCATGCTTAGTGAACAGTTTGTCGTACTGAGATGGGATCATCTCGTACTTGCCTTCAACGCCGCGTAGACCGGGAAGGAGAAGGTCTTTAATTTGACTTAGATTAACAGCCATAACACCTTACTCCTTACGAAATGCCAGTCACAGCGCCGTTAGAACGCCATACTTCGTTATTGAACTGAACGACTACGTTGCAATACTGCGTCGTAGGATCGCCACCGTTACCGAAGCCAACTGCGTAATCGACGATTGTGAATGGGAATGTAGCCGTCGTGGCCAGTGACGAGAGATATGCGCCCGAACGACCCGTGGCCGTCGAACCCGTACCAATCGAGAACTGAGCATTCTGACCGATAACACCAGAAGTCATTGTGGTAGCAGTACCCGTCATTGGGAACGAGGACGTGCTGGTCTGGACAATGAAACGTGCGTTTGGATCGTCAATGACATAAGCAATGACGTCGCCCGTTGCGTCCGAACCCGGCCAATACGAAGACCAGACCGTGCGCTTCTGCGAGGTGGAGAGGTATGAGCAACCGACGAAAATGCCAGCGAGGGCAGTCGTGCCGGGTGAAGCCTGAGTGATGTAACCATTGGCCGTGCTAACGACAGGCATTACTGGGTCGCCTGTGTAGATGGCCGTGGTGTTGCCGCTTGCAATACGACGAGTAGACTGAGCGAACGTAGGAGCGCCGCCAGCACCACCCTGAAACTGCAAGAAGCCAAAATACGCTTGCGTATTCGCCATAGCAGATAATCCTGAATGATGAAGGTTGCTATGCGCCTAGCACTGCCAACCTAGAAAACAGTTTTAACTCGCCTCCCCAAGGGCAAGTTTTAGTCGTTACTGGTCCGCTGGAATTTCCATTGGAGTAAACGACTTTTTAACCGAAGGACGGACACGCTCATGTTCGCGGGTCATCGTACCATCCGGCGTAGCACTAAGTTGCGCTTCTTTAGCACGAACTTGGTTTCTAGCACGACGCAATTCTATATCACGCGCTTCATTTGTCAACGTCAAAGGACGCTCCATCAAAATCTGCCCCTTGCGCTCAATAATTGTGTAGTTACCAGCGGGCATCATCTCAGGGTGACGGCTTGCGGGGACTGGCTCCCAACCACCACGAGCAACTTGAACCGCGTAAGATGGGTCTTCTTTGCCGAGGAACGTATGGCGCTTCCACTCATACGACCAACCATCTGGAACAATGGCAGGATCAACAAAAAACTCATCAATGCCATCACTATCAAGTCCGCCACGCTGATTTCTAATCTGTTCAGCACGACGGGCCGCACGTTCGCGGGGGTCTTCGTCACGTATTGCCTCACGGACAGACGGACGAGCGGGTGACTTCTCTACTTTGTATTTGGTTTCTTCAGTCATAATCATATCCTTAGTTCAAACGGCCTTCACGCTTCAGCGCGACCATGTTTTTTGCGTATTCTTCTGGTGTGTAGCCCATCATTGAGGCCATTTCCCGCTGTTCTGCGGATAATCTGACCGTTGTGGGCTTGCCAGACGTGTTAGATGCTACTCGTGTGGTAGGAGCCGTTGGCGGAACACTCGTTCTCTTTTGTACAGGCGTTGCGGCCACGGAAATTACCTCTTCATCTACTTCTGGTTCTGGTGGACGACGCATACCGAGCCGCATTTCAACGTGCTGGAAGTATGAATCGCTGTCTGGGACGTGTCCTTCACCCATTGCGTGATTGTGGGCGCGAACCATTGCATCGTATTTGCTGGGGTCACGGGCATAATCAGGGTTGTTCCTGATCCATGCAGCAGAACGAGGCGTTAAACGGGATGCAAATTCTTCAACTGGGTCATTGGCGACCTGCTGAACTGGCTGACGTAACTTGTTTTCAAGCGCCGACTTGCCATTCTCAAGCGTAGACAACTTATTAGCATTAAGAGCCAATGCTTCTTGAATGTCAGCAACTCTACGGTAGTCACCAGCGGCCATTGATTCGGCATAAGCATTCTTTAAAAGTTCCGAATTGCTCTTTGCTTTATCAATTGCACTGACAATTAACTGATAATCACCGTCCTGAACGTCACGTTGAGCCTTGTGAGCCACTTGTTGGGCTTCATGGGCGCGCCGTTCTGCTTCAGCGCGGGCTTTTTGCTCGTCTTCAAGCCGCTTTTTGAGTTGGGTAATGCCTTCTTCTGGCGTTACTTCGTCATTTGCGGCAACTTTTTCTGCTTTTTCTACTTTTACAGGCTCATCATGATCCTCAAGGACTTGTACTTTGTCCTCCAAATCAAGTTCTGGCTGCACTTCAATTTCTTCGGTCATGTTATCCTCTTACCAAACAGCGTCTGGATATTTTGTGCTGCCGCGAATGTCGGTGTCTTCAAGCATACGGCACGAAACACCATGCACGTTGATTGACCAGCCATCAGTCACACGGAAGTAAACCCAGTCACCAACTTCAACATCCGTATCAACAAACCACTTGTGATCAGGATCAACAAAGGCAGTCGGGCCTTTCTTTAAAACTAAGCCAACCTTGCCTTGATATCGGTCTTCCTCACGGGTGGAGTCAGACAAGATAATTCCACTTTTGGTTTTTTGTGGCCGCATATAAATGGCGACCAGTAGTTGATTATTAAAAACACCAATGTCGTCTACAGAACCGATTTCCTTATGAATAAACTCTTTGGGGTCTTCGGCGTGTTCCATCCTCATGAATGGCATTACTATTTCCTTTCTTTACCGTTATTAATGGCATCGGCCTCGTCCATAAGGTCGATCACCTTTCGCAAACCATAGATGACCCCAGCGCGGTATTTGTAATCCGCAATGTTGTCGATCATCCCCTTGCCCATGTAATCAATCTCCTCAATGATTGTTTCATCAATGAGTTGAGCAAGTATCCGAGCAAATCTGTCTGAATATGTCTGTGCCATGAGCGGTACTATAATACCGCACTACAGGCATTTGTTTGCGATGATTGCAAAGCCCCAATGATTTTGAATAAAAAAAGGGCCGGGGTGTTTTTGCCCCAGCCCAGTCATTTCATCGGGAGGTGATGAAACTTATTTCATGCGCTTCTGTGGTTCGCCGTATGCCTTGATCTTTTCAAGACGACCTAAACCGCCACCAGCAGCATGATCAATAACGTGTTCCGTCTTAGCCATCGCACGGCCACCAGACTTACGGGCCATTGGCATACCGCCACCCATTGGAGCCATTTGTGGACCACGACCACCAGCGAGAGCCGCCAACAAAGCCGGATCAGTCTGTCCGCCGCCCATCGGTGCGCCCATAGGAGCAGATGGAGGAGCCATTGGAGGACGAGGAGGCATTGGAGGCATTGGAGCGCCCATTGGTCCGCCAGCCATTGGCATACCCGCATGATGTGGCATCACATTAATATTAATGTTGGTTTTGCCCTTAGCCTTACCGCCATGCTTACGAGCATCACGACCACCAGCGACAACACCCGGAACCTTGGTCGTCGAATTGCCAGAGAACACTTCGCCGCCTGAAGCATGATGCATACGCTTCAATGTTTCAGCCAAGTGAGCCTTCTTGGCCAACTTAGGGTTCTTGCTGTGAGAAGCCTTTTCCAATTTCTTAGCAGGAATTTTCTCACCTTCAGGGACATGAAGAGCCTTGTGGAGCGAACCCGGATGCTTGATAGCGCCTTGAATCCACTTGATTTTACCGCCGTCAGCCTTCTTTGACTTGGTTTCACCGCCCCAGCAGTGTTCGTCGCGCTTCATGGCCGATGACTTAATCATCTTCTTGATAAGCGCCTTGTCTTCAGCCTCATCAGGATGAGCAGCCTTGCCGCCGCGCTTTTGACCAGTGAGTAATGCACGTTTCCGCGCCGCTTCTTGCTGTGCAGCATCAAATGCTGCCGCACGAGCCGCCATTGCTTCCTTGTCAGCAATCATAGCCTTAGCGTCCTGAACCCGCTGAAATGCAGGATCGTTTGCGTAATCCGAATCAGACAGGTAGCGAGGGCGTGGCGTAGGCATTGGAACGCGGCTACCGTCCATATGCTTTGTGCGGCCACCCTTCTTAAATGCACCAATGTGCTTCGTGCCTTCGCGCTCGTCATTTGCCATGCGAACGTCACGGTTTAATAAATTGTCAGGGGTCAGGTAACGCTTTGAACGATCTGCGCTTTCTGCCTTGCCGCCAGATTTACGGGCCATACGGTCGCCGCGCTTCTTAGCAAGACCACCGTGGACCTTGCCGCCTGTCTTATATTGACGCTTGCTAATTGGTCTTGCGCCAGTCTTTACACCAGCGTTTTCCATTTCTGGTGGCGTCCATGTGGACGAATCAACCTTGGTATGAGGTTCACCAGATGTGAGGCGGATAGCCTTCTCACGCATCGCATTACGTGATGATTTAGCAAGGTCGGACATGGGCAACTCCTGACAGGGACGGCAGATAATAGCGCGATTTTCCTATTTGTACAATCGGTCTTTACGAGGCGTAGTACTCAAGCATCGGTGCGCCGTTAACGTACTTGATTCGGCCATTGACCTTGCTTAAATCGCCACCTGTATTGGCCGCAGCCCACTGTTGGGCCGTTAAACCAGTCGTTGATGGCAATTGAGCATTATAATTACCGACCTGTGCAATATATGGTGCAGGTGCTTGCGGTTGAGCCGCCGCAATAGCCTGATTAATTACTTGCTGATCACCGCGACCGCCACCAAATGCTTCCGATGGCTGCCTTTCAGGAGTTTGTCCTACTTTATTATATTGCTCTGAACCCAAATTATAAGAAGGCGTAAACAAATTAGTTAGGAAGTTATTTGCACCTTGAACTGTGTTTACGAACGGGTTTTCCGTTGTAACATTTGGCAAACGCTGCCCTAATGCCATATCGGCCAAAGTATTTTTAGGGCCAGACAATCCATATTGTGCGTTATATGCAGCAATAAGCGCGGGGTCTTCAAAGGAACCTATTGGTGTTACAGGCACAGTTTGGTTATTTACAGCCGCAGTAGTTGCTGTTCTGGGTGCAGCATTAGCATCAGGCAAATCAGGCGTCATAATTGAGCCGTTTCCTGCATTAGCCGCCAATACACCATAGCCACCAGCGTCAGATATTCCGCCCCTTG